GCATAGACCAGTTGAGGGCTTTTGAGAGCGCGGCCCGACGTGTGTCACTGCCGTTTTTGACCGGGGCTCTGTACCGTGTTGCGGGGCTCGCAGAGGGCTCCGGGCAGCACTCTGCTGCCGTCCAAGCCCTCATGGGCGTGGCCAAGCTGCATGGGCTCCTCGTGGACAGGCAGCAGGTGGACCTGCTGGTCCGCCGCCCCAGCGCGAGCCCCGAGGCTCCCGACGAGATGAGCGAGGCCGATTGGCTCGCGCATCACGCACCTATACTTGAGGGCTCTATAGTAGAAGAGCCCTCAAGTATTGATATACTTGACCCAAGTATAGCTATACTTGGGCCAAGTACAGAGGACAGTATAGATTAATTCAACGCTAGGTTGTGAAAAGAAAAAGCATAACGAAATCAAGGGCTTAGACGATTACACCCGGGGGTTGTACCCGAAAACAGGGGGGCCTCTTGACAGGGGCCCCGGCGAGCGTAAGCGAGGTCCACAAACGTAAACGCTTCTTATTTCTGGGAAAACCGAAAAAAAATTGGAAAAATCAGAATGCCAGTAATGCAACGTAAGGTTGTAATCGGCTTCAAGCCCCAGCCCGGGCCGCAGGTGGCGTTCCTGCAGTCGCCCTTCGACATCACCGTTTATGGTGGAGCCCGTGGCGGCGGCAAGTCATACGCAACACTCGGGGAGTTCTGGCTGCATGCCGACCGCTGGGGGCAGCACGCACGGGGTCTCATGGTTCGCAAGACCCGCGAGGATCTCAAGGATACCATCGACACAGCCACCATTATGTATGGCAACGCCGCCCAGTGGAACGAGCAGAAGAAGTTCTTCAGGTTCCATAACGGTGCGGTGCTGCACATGGCGTATCTTGAGAGCGACAGTGACGCCCAGAACTATCAGGGCTGGAGCCTCTCCCGCGTCTACGTCGAGGAACTCACCCAGTACGCCGACAACCGCGGCATCTTCAAGCTGCTGGCCACCCTCCGTTCCTCGCAGAAGGGCCTTCGCTGCCAGTTCCGCGCCACCTGCAACCCCGGCGGACCGGGCCACGGCTGGGTCAAGAACTGGATCATCGACAAGGGCCCGATGAAACCCTACCGCGACCCCGAGACCCAGCTCACCCGGATCTTCATCCCTGCCAAGGTCACCGACAACCCAGCCCTGCTGTCCAATGACCCCGGCTACGTCAACCGCCTCCGGGCCTCGGGCTCCCCCGAGCTTGTCCGCGCGTGGCTCGAAGGCGACTGGGATGTCGTAGAAGGCGCATTCTTCCCCGAGTTCAGCAAAGCCCGCCATGTTATTTCCAACTCCCTGAAGATCCCCGAGTTCTGGACCCGCTTCCGTTCAATGGACTGGGGCTCCGCCAAGCCTTTCTCGGTGGGCTGGTGGGCTGTGGTCCAAGACGACCAGCCCCACGATGGCAAAATCCTTCCCCGCAACTCCATCATCCGCTATCGCGAGTGGTATGGCGCGAAGGCCCCCAATGAAGGCCTGAAGATCCCCGCCGAGCTTGTCGGCAAGGGCATCCGGGAAAGAGAGTACGACGAACACGTCGCCTACGGCGTGCTGGATCCCGCCGCCTTCGCCGTCATCTCCGGCCCCTCCATAGCCGAGACCATGCAGCGTTACGGCATCTACTTCCGGCGTGCCGACAACTCACGTCTCTCCGTCATGAAGCGCATGGGCGGTTGGGATCAGTTACGCGCTCGTCTCCGGGGCAACGAGGATGGCCATCCGATGATTTTCTTTTTTGACGACTGTCATGCTATCCTCCGGACGCTGCCGATGATGCAGCATTCCGAGGTCAATCCGGAGGATCTCGACACAGAAGCCGAGGATCACGCCGTGGATGAAACCCGCTACGCCTGCATGTCACGGCCATTTCGCCAGAGCAGTACCCCCGACCAAGAGGACAGGAACCCCTTCCTCGTGCGCAATGCCTTCAAGCTCGGGGATCTCGACCGATGACCCACCCCCCTGACAACCACAAGCGCAACCAGTTGGCCATGATCCTCAAGGCTCTCTTCGCCGGAGGCGGCAAGGGAGCCCCTGCCCCGCAACAACCGCAGATGCAAGCGCCGCAGCAGGATCCCGGCATCCTCGCCCATATCCTCCAGCACAGGGGAGGCTGACATTGCCCGCAAATCCATTCGGCCCCGGCGACCCCGTCTTCCCTACCCCCGCCTCTGCGGAGATCGGCAAGCCCGACCAGCCACCCCAGCAGCCGCCGGACACCAACTCCGCCGACGCCCCTGAAGACATCGACGCGAACTACTGGGAGCGCTGCCTCTCCGATGGCGAGCGTGCCGAGAAGGACTGGCGGCAACGGGGCCGCGAGATCGTCCGCATCTACCGCAACGACGGTTACTACACCGCGCAGGGCAAGAAGAAGCTCAATCAGGACATCGTCTTCAACGTCCTTTATTCCAACACAGAGGTGATGCTGCCGAACGTCTACGCCCTGCCTCCGAAGCCCGTCGTAAGATCCCGTTTTGTCCGCAAGTCGGAGCCGACGCCACCACCTCCACCCATGCCACCCCCACCCATGATGCCTCCCCCGGGGATGGGAGCCCCTCCGGGGATGGGGCCTCCTCCTTCTCTGGCGGGTGGACCTCCCTCTCCAGCCGGAGCCCCTCCGGGGGCAGGCCCATCACCATTAGGGGCTGCACCCCCCGGCATGGCGGGCCCGCCCCCGGGGATGGGGGCTCCTCCCATGGGTGCTGGCCCCGGCCCGATCATGGGCGATAACCTTGGCGGGCAGGCCGAGATGGCCCCGCCCGATGTCCACGTTCGCGTCACCACCGAGGATACCACCCCGCCTCCGCCACCCGAGCCCCCGCCTCCCCCTGATATGGAGCCCAAGCCCCCGGTGCCGGAAGCGATGGCCGGACCGCTTCGTCCAGCCCCTCCCGCTCCCGGGCTCCCCGAGCAGAAGGACATCGAAACCGCCGCTGCCGTGATGGAGAAGGCTCTGGAGATCGTCACCAACGATCAGGGCTCGCACGAGGCTGTCAAGGCTGCTGTAAAGGATCTCCTGCTTCCCGGAAGAGGGCTCTGCCGTGTGCGTTGGCATCCGCAGATGGCTCCGCCCCCGGAGCCCCCGGCTGCGCCCTTCCCGCAGATGGGGGCTCCGTCGCCAACCCCAGCACCTCCAATGGTCAAGATCTGGGAGACAGTCTCCGACGAGTACGTCTACTGGGAGGACATCCTTCTCGATCCTGTCCGGCAGTTTGGCGACACCGGCTGGATTGCCTTCAGGCATCTTTTCACCGAGAAACAGCTTCTCGACGAGTTTTCCGACAGCGAAAAGCTCATGAAGCTGAAAGCCGCCCGGAAGATGAGCGACCTCGTCAAGTGGACCGAGGAAAGCGCCGCCAAGGACGCCATCGGCGGCGGCGGCGCGATGAAGACCTCCGACAAGCTCGGCAGCGTCATCCGCAAGGCAATGGTATGGGAGATCTGGGATGCTGCCAGTGAGCAGATCATATGGCTTATCCGCGAACTCGACGGGATCGTACTGCGTGTTGACCCTGATGTTCTTGGCCTCTCCGGGTTTTTCCCCATCCCCCGTCCCCTGCTGGCCGTCACCACCACTGACAGCCAGATCCCACGTCCCTACTACGACCTCTACCGGCATCTCGCCACCGACCTTGACGAGACATCCCGCCGTATCTCTGCACTCACCGAGAAGATCAAGGTTCGCGGCGGCTACAACGCTGCCAACCGCGACATCGCCAGCCTCCTGCTGGCTGACGACGGCAAGATGATCCCTGTCGACGGCGTGGATCTTATGACTGGTGGCCTGCAGAACCACATCTGGATTGTTCCAGTCCTCGAATGGATGAACACCCTGAAGGAGCTTTATATCGCCCGCGAGCAGGTAAAGGGCGCGATCTACGAGGTGATGGGCATCTCTGACATCATGCGCGGCAACTCCAATCCTTATGAGACGGCCACCGCCCAGCGCATCAAGGGGACGATGGGCACCAACCGCCTTGATGGCCAGAAGCAGGTCTGCGCCAACTTCGCCCTCGACCTCCTGCGGATGAAAGCGGAGATCATCTCCAAGAACTTCGACGCCGAGACCCTGACCCGGATGACCGGCGAGGAGGTTACTCCAGCCGTCGAAGCCATCCTCCGCGACGACTTCCAGCGTGTCTGTGCCATCGACATCGAAACCGATAGCACAGTATCCATCGACGAGAGCCAAGAGCAGGAGAGCAACGCCAAGATGATGATGGCGATGCAGGGCATCCTGCAGGGGACGCAGGGCCTGCTGATGACCGGCGTGCTGCCCCCGCAGATGGTCATCCAGTTCAGTCTCGAGATGATGAAGATGATGATCCAGCCCCTGCGCAACTCCCGTGGCGTCGTCGAACTCATCGACGACTTCCAAGAGCAGTTGCAGGTCGCCGCCATGCAGGCTCCGCCGCAGCCGCCCATGCCTCCACCGGGTGCCCAACCGCCCGGTGCCGGACCTCCGGCGGGTCTGGGATCACCTCCCGGAGGTCCACCCATGCCACCACCCGGAATGAACGGCGCGGGGCCCCCGCCGCCGATGTAGTTGAACTAATTGCCAGTAGAGCGTAGAAACAAACGTCAAGTCCTGCAGGAAAGGATATTCGACATGGCCTCCCAGAAAAATACCGACGACAAGCGTTACTCGACATCCGCCGAGACGACCGCCGATACCCCCGAGCAGTTGACCATCACCGCCGGTACGTGGCCGAGCCCCATCGACACCTTCCGCACGCAGGTGCAGGGCACCTCCCTCACCGGGCTGATCCCTGTCGGTGACGAGAAGACCGCCTACCCGACCGGCACGCAGCAGACTGCGGGCTCCAAGTTCTGGATGAGGAACGGTTACTACAAGTCGGCAACACCAACCTGAAAGGGTTACTCAGATGGCCCTTTCACCCCGCGCCCAGTCCCTGATGCGGGCACAGGACACCGCCACCGCGACCTACCTGATGCCTATCGACGCCGTGAACCACAATGTTCACCGCAACAAGCAGGTCGCCATCGTCGACGCCAACGCCAATGACGCCAAGCCCCGCTACAACCAGTCCGACTACGTCGGCGGCGTCAGGAGCAGCGACCAGTCGCAAGGCACCGCCAATGTCGCCGTCGCCCGTGCCGATGGAGCCGTCAACGAGCCCGACTACGCGCCGCGCGTCCAGACCGCCAAGGCTACCGCCCTCGGCACCACCATCGTGCAGGACGTAGGCCGTCCCGCTGGCTGGATAGCACCCGGACAGCCCTACGCGGCAGTCCCGGCATCCCCGGCCAACGACCCGACGCTGACATCACTGACCCCGGCCACGGCAGTCGCCGGAGCCGCCACGCCGCAGTTCGCCATCAAGCTCACCGGCACCAAGTTCACGCCGTACTCGCAGGTCTGGATGGCTGGCGTTCCAGCGCCGTCGAGCATCTACACATACATCTCACCGACCGAGATGCGCTGCCAGATGAGCCCTGCGGCCTCGTTTGCCGGGGCGATCACCCTCGCCGTCGTCGATCATGGTATTTCTACCGCCACCCGGACGTTTACGTGGACTTGAGGAGAGCCCCATGCCTGAAGTCGATCCACTGGTCATCAATGTCGTCACCGTGGGAAAAGACGATCCCTACCCGACCGGCACGCCACCGGACGGCACGCTGATCCCGGCCCGCGTCCACCTGCCGCCGCAGCAACTGATCGCGGCGGCGAAGAAGTACAACCAGTCTCAGGCGAACCTCCTCGCGGGGGGAATGATCGCCGGGGGCGCAATGTATACGGGGCTCTGAGATGGTCGTATATGTACGGCGCAACGGTGTGCTGGTCGAGAAGACCAAGGGCGACGTGAAGCCCTACCGGTTCGAAGCCTACGAGAGCCCTGTCGATGGCTCCCTGATTACCTCTCCCCGGCAACGGGAGAGGGACTTGAACAACTCCAATTCTTTCGATCCCAGAGACTTGTCCAATGGCCATGAGTGGTCCCGAGGCAGGGACGCACAGAAGGCAGAAGTGAATGCCAACAGAGACAGACAACAACTCGATTTCTGGCGTTGAACCCACGCCGGAGCCCCGTCCGAGCCTCCGCGAGATAGCCGAGGCTGCGTATGACGAGGGCTCTACACCAGAAACCGCCCCCGAGGAGCGCCTTCCCAGCGAAGACACGCGCGCCCGGGACGAGCGGGGACGATTTGCGGCTAAAGAGCAGCCACAAGAACCGGGTGAAGCAGAGCGCCGCGCTCCCAGCCCCGAAACTACCCCGAAAGAGGCTCAAGACCGACCTGATACAGCGCCGCAAGGGACGAGCAATCAGATACCGGAACACTGGAGTGCGGAATTTCGCGCCGACTTCGCCAAATTGCCGCAGGAGGGACAGAACATCCTCCTGAGACGGTATGGCGAGATGGAAGCCGACTACACGCGCAAGTCTCAAGCGAATGCCACGGCAGTCCAAGCCGTCAATGCCCTCGCACCGATCTTTCAGGATCCGGACATCGCCCGGAGCCTGCAGGAAAACCAGATGCATCCGATCCAAGCCATTCAGGACTGGGCCCGGATGCACAAGGCCGCGTCCAATCCCGACCCACGGGTGCGGGCGCAGACCCTGTACGAGATCGCAGAGCGCATGGGCTTCGACCCAGCCAAGGTTTTTGCACCAAATCGCCCGCCGACATCCAATCTGCCAGAGCATCTGCAGAAGGATCCGGCTGTCCAGTTCTTTGCTGACCAAGCCAGTAAGACTGAAAGCGATTTGCAGGCTCTCCGTTCCGAACTTAACCAGTTCCGGTCTCAGGAGACCCAGCGCATAGAGGGGGAAGCCCTTCGCGCCACGCGCTGGTCCATCGACAACTTTGCGGACGAGAAGGACCAGAGCGGCAAGCCTCTCCGGCCCTATTTCGACCGTGTCCTCAGCGCCGTCATCGACATGTACAAGGCCAACCCCGACCGAGACCTGCAGGAGGCCTACGAAACGGCCTGCTGGACGGACCCGGCGGTCCGGCAGGAGATGATGCGGATGGAATGGACCCGGACACAGCACGCGGCCTCCAACCAGAGGGCCGCGCAGGCAGTGCGCAGCAACGTCAGGGGGATGACAAACCCCGTGTCGAAACCTGCACCGGACAAGAAAGGTAACGGGAGCCTCCGCGATGCGCTGGAGGCCTCTGCTGACGAGGTTGGCTTCTCATGATAGGAGCCTGCCGCCATGGCGGAACCCACAGTCAACCAGTTGGTAGCGACGACCCTGTCGAACTACCACAAGGAGCTTGCCGATAACGTCAGCAACTCCAACGCCGTCACCGCCCTGCTGAAGCAGGGGAACCGCATCCGTACCGTTGACGGCGGTCGCAGCATCAACTGCCCACTCGTCTACGCGGAAGAAACTTTCGCGTGGTACATGGGCACGGAACTGCTCTCCCGCGCCATCAAGGAGACGATCTCGGAGGCCGACTACGAGCCTGCGAACGCCGTCTCGTCGGTGACGTTGTCGGGACCGGACCTCGCCAAGAACAAGGGCCGTGAACGCATCCTGAACCTGCTGGAGAGCAAGGTTCAGAATATGGAAGCGACGATGAAGAACAACATCACCAAGGCTATCTACGGTGATGGCACTGTCGCCAAGTCCTTCGCGGGCTTGAAGGCCTTCATCACCAACGACGGCCTCGGGACGGTTGGCGGCATCGACGCCGCGACGTGGACCTTCTGGAAGAACCAGTTCCAGACGGCCACCCGCACCACGGGCGTGCTGCTGTATGCTGACCTGAAAGCGGCGATGAATGCCCTGTGGATCAAGCTGATCAGGGGCACGGAGCACCCGGATCTCGTCGTCGTCGACGGCGAAGTCTACAGCACCTACGAGAGTGGCCTGCAGGAGCAGCAGCGCTACGCCGACGCCAGCCTCGGAGCCCTCGGTTTCGAGACCCTGAAGTACAAGTCCGCAGCCCTAGTATTCGATGGAGCAGCCACCGGTATTACCGGGGGATACTTCATGAATACCAAGTATATGAAGTTCGAAGTCTACGAGGGCAGGAACTTCGATAAACTCGACCTCCCCGACAGTTCAGTCGACATGGACGCCATCACAAACCACATCGGTTTCATGGGCGGGCTGACGATGAACAATCGGTCAATGCAAGGCAGGCTTATCGTGGCCTGATCAATACTGGAGCCCTTCCGGGGCTCCAGCCTCTTTTGGGAGAATACATCATGAGTGATACCCCGACGCTGGCCCGCTTCTACACCGGCTGGAAACCCGGCGGAACCGGCGACGACGGCATGCCGATCTACTACGAGAGCATCATGATACGCCTCGACCGCCCGCCGTACCTGTCGGTGCAGCGCGAGGCGGAGCAGGCCGACTACGACGACCACCCCCTCGCTTTCGAGATGTTCCGCAGGGAACAGGCCGCTCGCAAGGTTACCTTGGCCGAGGGCTATCCGCTCGCCCTGTGGCCCGCCTGCACGGAGCCCCTGTTCAAGATGCTGGCCGACCGCGATGTCCATACCGTCGAGCAACTGGCGAAATTCAAGAAAGACAGCATGCCTGCCGAGATCAAGGAGCTTGCCGACCGCGCCGTGAAGCTGGTCGAGCTTCAGAAGGGCCCCGGCAAGTACGAGCAGCTTCTGCGTGAGCGCGACGGCAAGATCAAGGTTCTGGAAGAGACTGTCGAAGAAGGCAAGAAGACGATCATGGGCATGCAGAGCCTGATTGAGGCTCTCAAATCACAGAAGGCAACGGGCTGATGGCTGCGCTGATCACCGTCCTGCAGGCAGTTTCCGATGCATCGATGGAGATCGGCATAGCGCAGGCAGCGCTGGTGCAGGCACTGGGCTCGCAGGACGAGGACACGATACAGATGTCCGCCCTGCTGGCCTCGGTCGCTGACGACGTGATGCTCGACGAGCACTATCAGGATGTCCTTGGCGACGGCATGTGGCTGATCAGCAAGGATGGCGTCTACGGCGACCGCCCGAAGAGCGACGAGGATCGCATCCTGTTCGACAGCCGGATAGCGATATCGGGCCTGAAGTACAAGTTCCTGCAGGCCAAGGGGCTGGAGTTTGGAGAGCAGATGCGTGACTTCATCACCCGGCTAAACAAGCTGGCGGTCCGGGCCAACAACCGCGTCCTCGACCTCGACCTCGACAGCGGGAGGGTCGTATGAGGATTATCCCGAACCGCTTCAGCTTCCCCGAGAGGCCCGTCATCGTGAAGAAGCAGCGGGCGCTGCTGGTGCATCTGTCACCGCCGGTCAAGGGGCTGATGGACGATGCCAAGTCGGGCGTCGTCGACGCGCAGTTCGCCGCCATCCTCACCAACATGTACGTGCAGGACGACCGCCTGACCTGTCGTGCCGGGTACGAGAAGGTCACCACGGTGGCGGGCGGCAACCCCATCGAACACCTGATCCCCTACTACGGGAGCCCCGAGCTACTGCTGGCGGCGACCAACGGTGAACTGCACGACGCCCAGACGGGGGCTCTCCTGAAAGGCGGCTTCACGTCAAACGACTGGCACTGGACGATGCACTCCGACCTTGGCGACACCGACTATGTCGTGATGGTCAACGGCAACGACGGTGTCTGGTCGTGGGACGGGCTCGCCGCTGCCGACATCGCGCCCGTCACCATCACCAAGATCGGCATGCCCACCGCCCCGGACACCGACGCCGTCATCACTGTCGCCGCCGGGGACATCGCCAAGTTCCACAACAACGATGCCGTGGTCATCTCCGGCGCGGACCCGGCGCACAGCATTGCCAACGGTCCGCAGAGGATCGGCAGCGTCGACAGTACGGCGAACACCTTCGTGCTGCTGGGCACCAACGCCTCGGCGTGGCTCTCCGACCAGACGACCGGCACCATGCTGGCCACCGTGCAGGGCTCCTTCACCGTCGAGGCCGTGAAGCCTCCGGTGGGCAACACATGGCTGAAGGTCAACGAGTTCGCTATCGTCACCTCGCACATGAACCGGCTGTTCTTCGCCGGTAAGGACGAGCTTGCCATCTACTACCTGCCACTGCAGCAGCGCTACGGCGAGATTTCCGTCCTGCCCCTGAACTCCATCTTCCGGCGCGGCGGCACCATCAAGGCGATGGGGACGTGGACGGTCGACGGTGGTCGAGGGATGGACGACCAACTGGTGATCTTCACCTCGAACGGCGAGGTCGCCATCTACTCCGGTGTCGACCCCGACAACGACTTCACCTTGGTTGGCGTCTTCCGCATGGAGGCTCCGATGTCGAAGTGGAGCGTCATGAACTACGGCGGCGAACTCTACCTCCTCAACCCCGTGGGGCTCGTACCGATGTCGACGGTGCTGAAGTCCGGGCGCGAGGGCCTTGAAGCCTCCGACAAGACGGTCGTCACCCGCTTCCAGACCTACACTTCGACCTACCGCGACAACCCCGGCTGGGAACTGCAGTTCAACCCCAACACCGGGCGGGCCATGTGCAACATCCCGCAGGGCGGCGGCGTCTACAAGCAGATGATGCGCAACATGGCCAAGCCGTCGTGGGCCGAGTGGAAGGGTGTCCCGGCGCGCTGCTGGGGGTGGATCAATCCGTACCTGTATTTCGGAGACGATGTCGGCAACATCTACCGCATGCACTCGTCCATCCAGAGCGACAACGGCAAGCCGATCTACATCGACGTGCAGACGGCGTGGTCGCAGTTCAAGACACCCGCCATCAAGCATTTCAAGATGATCCTGCCCTACGTGCTGACGGACGGAGCCCCGAAGCCTTCCGTCGACGTGAAAGTGGACTTTGACAACTCGATCCCCATCAACACCCCGTCGATCACCGAACTCGGCGCGAACAACGCCACGTGGGACTTGGCGGACTGGGACACCTCGGACTGGGTCTGGAGCAGCAAGAACTGGTCTAACTGGACCGGCGTCGGCAGCATCGGACGCGTCGGCGCGATCCGCATGACGGCGGCGGTCTACAACTGCTCATTCTCCATCCTCGGGTGGGATGTGCTGTACGACAGGGGGAGCGTCTTTGGCTAGGCGAGACTACAAGGTGGAGTTCGAACCGCTGTCCCCGACAGCCGTAACCCTGCTGTCGTGGGCGACCGACATCGACTTCTCCGAGGTCGATTTCGGGGACATGAACGTCTGGATGTGCTGTACGGTTCGCGATGGCTACGGCGTGCCGGTGATCGTCATCGTTTTCGAGTTCAAGAGCCCTTGGGACGCGCACGCGACCGTCGTCTGCATCGACCCGCGTCCCCTGACCCGGAGGCTGCTGACGGCCATCTTCCGGGGTGTATTCACCCACGCGGCGCGGATCACGGCACTGATAGAGCCCTCGAACCACCGCGCCCTCAAGCAGATATACCGGTTTGGCTTCCGCCGCGAGGGTACCCTGCGGCGGGGCTACGACGGCGAGCGGGACGCCTTCGTATTCGGCCTGCTGCCGGAGGATTGTCCGTATTTGTGGGGAAAACCCTTCCGGATCAGGTCCGTGCAGGTGACCCACGAACCAGCACAAAGGATGCAGTGATGGGCAGCGCACCAAAACCGGTAGACCCGTACAAGCAGGCCGACGCCCAGCGTAAGGAAAATACGTGGACCTCGCAGTACAACACGATTGGCGCGAACGCCAACCAGAGCACGCCCTATGGCAACGTCACCAACGCCCCCGGCGCGCAGATCCCGATCTACGACACCAATGGCAAGGTCAGCGGCTACGGCACGCAGTGGAACCAGACGACGACCCTGAGCCCGCAGGAACAGGCGATCTTCGATCAGGAGGAGAAGGCCAAGCTCGGTTTCGGCACGCTCGCCAACAACCAGCTTTCCAACGTCTCCAGCACGCTGGCCAAGCCGTTCAGCACGGAGGGAGAGCAGGCTTGGGGAACCTACGGGGCCGCGCCGACGCTGCGCAACGATCAGGCCCCCACCGACCGCGCCTCCATCGAAAAGGCGATGATGGATAGTTACACCCGTGGCACCGCGCCGACATATGCGGCGCAGGACGCCCAGATGGCCGCGCGCGGCATGGGAGCCCCGGGCTCCAAGTACGGCTACAACACCGATCTGGCGCGCAATGACAGCGCTGCCGAGGCGACCCGGCAGGCTTATCTTGCTTCCGGGGCGGAGAGCCGCGCGGCGCAGGAGGAGTACAACAAGACGGCGCAGGCCGACTGGCAGAACCAGAACAACATCGTCGATCAGGGTAATGCCCTGCGGCAGGCGCAGACGGCGGAGGGAGAAGGCGTCCGCAACCAGAACCTCAACGAACTCGCCGTGCTGATGGGCGGCGGGCAGGCGACGGTGCCGCAGGCGCAGGGCTTCCAAGGCTCCTCGGTCAACCCGTTCAACATAGCGGGAGCGATGCAGCAGAACTACCAAGACCAGCTTTCGGCGTACAATGCCAAGCTGTCCGGTATCTTTGGCATCGGCAAGAGCCTCGTAGGCCTGCCATTTGGAAAGATCGGGTAGATGTTTGGACGTAGCCCCATTTTCGACGGCGTAGACCCCCAACTGCTGCAGTTGCTGCAGTCGGTGGGCTCGACCTACGCGCCGTACAAGATGAACATCACCTCCGGCTTCCGGAAGGGAGACCCGAGATACCACGGGGCTGGCAAGGCTCTGGATGTCCAGCTTTCCGACCCCAAGACCGGGCAGGCTCTCCGCAACTACCAAGATCCGAAGAACGCCCTCGCCTACCAGCAGTTCGCCAACGCCGTCTACAAGGCCGCTTCGCCGGAGATGAAGGCCAAGCTCAGGTGGGGCGGCTACTTCAAGGAAGGTGGCCCGGGTACCTACGGAGCCCTCGACCTGATGCACTTCGACGCTGGCGGGGACAAGACCCCGATGGCCGGGGGCTCTTGGGAGGGAGGCTTCTCGCCCGAGCAGATGAAACTTTGGAACATGACAAACGCTGGGGGCATCGGCGGAGCCCCGGTCACCAACTCGGATGCCATCGGTCCGCCGATGCCGAGGGCTCCGATGGACTATACGCCCGAACAACGTCGACGAGCCATCGCCTCCATCGAAAGCGCGGGCTCCGGCGACTACGGGGCTCTGGGGCAGTGGACCGGCGATCCCGTGGAGGGGCGTGACAGGGCATATGGCCGCTTCCAAGTCATGGGCAGGAACATCCCGCAGTGGACGAAGGAAGTGCTGGGCCGGTCGATGACACCGCAGGAGTTCATGGCCGACCCGAAGGCGCAGGACGCCGTCTTCGACAAGAAATTCGGTGACTACGTGCTGAAGCACGGCGAGGCCGGAGCCGCCAACATGTGGTTCACCGGGCATCCTGAAAGTATTGGCCGCAAGGACGCCCTCGGGACGACCGACAATTCCTATGAGGCCCGATACCTCAAGGCTCTGGGGGCTCCGCTGCAGATGGGCGAGAGCTACCCGGACGCGATGCGCCCGAACCCCGCCGGGACCGGAACCAGTGGCGGCGGTGCGGGCGCACCCGTGGCCGGGGCACCACCGGGCACGACAGCAAAGGACAAGATGGCGGCGGCGGCGAGCGGTGTCGTCGGCGGCGTAGGGGACATCTTCGGCGCGAGCCGCAAGACCACCCAGATGCCGATTGCCCGCACCACGCCCACGGCGACCCAGACGATGAGCCAGCCGGGGCAGACCTTCGACCCACAGGCGATGGACATGCAGAGGCAAAGGCTGGCGATGGCACTGTCGCGGCTGAACTCCGGCAAACTATGGATGTAAGCAATGGGCAACGTATTTCCAGCCGCCAGCGGCTACCGCGACCCCCTGAAGGCGATGACCCTGAAGGCTCTGGAGGCGCGCGCCAAGGCGGCAGCGGAAGCCAGTAGCACGGCCATGCAGCCCCAGCAGATCACCAGCCCTTGGCAGGGCGCGGCGGGCATGCTGGATGTCGTCGGCGCGCGGATGAACGAGAACCGCGTCAATGCCGCCGAGGTCTCCGGGCGTCAGGAACTCGCCAACACGATGGCAGGCATCAACATGGACACCGGGCCGGACATGGCCACCATCGCCCGTGTCGCCACCCGCGACCCCGAGCTTGCCCAGCACCTCTACGATCAGGCGATGGAGCGCAAGGCCAAGCAGGAAGAAATGAAGTTCCAGTCCGGCGAGCACGCTCTCGACCGCAACCAGAGAAGCGCTCTCCAACTGGAAAGCGAAGAGGCGACTGCCCGCGACAACGCCCTCGGGCGGAAGTCGCAGGAGGGTATCGCCGCTGGCGGCTGGAAGTCCGCGGAGGGCATCAACGCCAACACCCAGACCCACGAAGACACCCGCACCGGCCTGACGATCCAAGGCCAGAAGGACATCAACACCAACACCCAGAGCCACGAAGACACCCGCGCACAAGCTGGCCTCGACGCCACAAGGATCAATCAGGACGACCAGCAGAAAGCAACGGCGGATCTGGCGACCCAGAATGCGAATGCCGCCATCGCTCTGGAGCGGGAGAAGGCCAAGCTCACGCCGGACAGCGCCATCGGCAAGATCATTCAGGACTTCGACCAAAGCAAGTCCCTGCTGCCGGGGGAGACCCAACAGAGCCCCGCAGCGATCCAGCGCCTCAACGACGCCATCGCCGCCGAGAACCTCAAGGGTACGCCAGCGAAACCGGAGAACACCTACGCGGTGACCGCTGCCAAGGAAGCCGCCACGAGGCACAGCAAGATCGTAGAGGGGGGAAGGGCGGCTGTCCCGTTCAAGGCTCAAGTCAACCGCCTCGTCGAAATCGGCAAGACCCTCGACACGTCACCGAAAGCAGCCATTCTTCAGTCCCTCCAGCCGTTTGCGTCGGCGGTGGGCATCACCCTTGCCGACAATCAGGACCAGTTTCAGGCCTTCAAGAGCATTACTGACGCTCTGGCACCCGCCATGCGCATCGAAGGCTCGGGCCCCTCTTCCGACATGGATGTCAGGATGTTCCTGAGCAGCCTGCCGTCAGTCTCCAAGTTCCCTGCGGCCAACCAGATCATCGAAGCCACCCTCTTGGCGGCACAGCAGAACAAGATTGACGCCGGGATAATCGCCAGTCGGGGGTTCCTTGACCCCAACGAACCGAACTTCCTCCCTTGGAACAAGGTCGATGCGCAGATCGCCGCCCTGCCAGACCCGTTTGCAGCAGCCAATGAGCAACTCGCCAAGCTTCAGGCTGGCGGCGGTGGTGGTGGCGGCGACGACGACGCTGCCAAGGCCGCGCGCAAGGCCGCGCGCGATGCCAAATATGGGACGAAATAAGCCATGGCAGCGGATATCAACAAGATCAAAAGCAACGTCCAGAAGATGATGGATCAGGGAGCCCCTGACGAGGAAATCGACAGCTATCTTGCCGATGAAGGCGTCACGACGGACATGCTGAAGGCTCCCCAGAGTTCCGGCTGGAAACAGACTATCGGGGACGTGGGCCGCATGGCCGCAGATACCATGACCCGGGGTTTTGGCGACAAGATTTCCGATACGATAAGCGGTGGCCACGAGCAGGCCGACACGGCGGCGGCGCGCGAGCGCCAGCCGTGGTATGTCGAGTTTCCCACCGACGTTGCCGCCGGTATCGCGTCCTCGCCCTACCGTGTCGGCAGCGCCGTTGCCGGGGCGGGGATAGGCGGGGTGGAGGGTTTCGCCAACGCCTACGCCCACCAGAAGAACTGGCTACCGCATAGCTGGGGCGAAGCCGGTGACCTCGCCGCTGGCACGGCTATGGGAGCCGGGGGAGGTGCGCTTGGCTACGGCTTGGGCGATGTCATAGGCCGCTACGGCAGCAAGGCGTTCAACTGGGCCAGACAGGGCTACAAGAGCGACGACGCACTCAAGAAGGCTATCACCAGCGGGAAGATACGTTACGAGCTTCCCGAAGCCCAGCAGACCCTGAAGAACGTCGAGGACATACGCAAGATACAGAAAACATCCCGCATGGACCGGGAGGCCGGTCTTAAAGGCGAGCGCGGCAAGGCGGAATTGCAGGGCTACGTAGACGCCTCCGGGACCGACCTGAGTTCCCCGGAGATGCTCAAGGCGCGGAGCATGCTGGAGCGTGCCGACGCCCCGCCATCCAATGTCGCCCCACAGTTGGCTAAAACCGGCGGGGGGCTCGGCCTCACTGGCGGGGGCATGCTGGGAGCTTATGTCGGCAAGACGACTGGATTGGACCCGCGCATGGCCGGTGGTATCGGCGGGGCTGCTCTCGCGACGGCTGGCTACTTTGGTGGCGGTGCTGTCGGCAAGGCGGTCGATGCTATCCGCAACGCGGGCAGGGGAACCCTGAAGGATGCCGATTTCAATGAACTGGCTGCAATCATCCGCGACAGGTACAGGAACGGATACAGCCCCAACCAGAAGGCGATGGAAGTGGGCCGGGACATGCTGTCCAAGACAATGATGACCGGTTCCAAGGAAAGGAACTACTGATGCCGATCCGGCCCGGTCGTCCCCCCACCCCGCAGAGCGATGTTGCCGACGTTTCGTGGCTACCGTCGTTCCTGCTGCGCGGCGGTACGAAGACCGGTGAAGAGATCCGCAACATGGCGCGGGGCCTGCACGGCGAGGGCGCGAACCCCGAGGAGATCTACCGGGAGACCGGCAAGCACGTCCACCCCACCGAGGAGACGGGGCTGGCCTACGGTCCCGGCGGAGACTGGCAGTTCCAGATCCCCGACAACAAGATGGAGCTGACGCCGCAGGCGATGGCGTGGCTGCAGTCCCGCACCGGGGAGCTTGGCGGCAGCACGCCAGTAATGAACCTCGACGAGGCCATGCAGCACGACCTGCTGTACGACCGCGTCCCGGGGATGCGCAAGGTAAAGACCGAACTCAACCAGCTTGAGGAAGGCGAGACCACGCTGCCCGGGGGCGAGTACACGGAGCCCCACGGCGCGTCTTCTGATCCGATGGGCCGGATCAAGGCCTACGGCAAGGCCGGGGTGGAGCCCCCGGACAGGAGCGAGCGGTCCCTTCGCGGCATCCTCGCCCACGAAATCAACCACCCCCTGCAGTGGAAGTACGACATGCCTCGCGGCGGGAGCCCTGACAGCCCGGGGCTCGACAAGTTCTACAACAAGCAGATGGTGCCGCAGGCGGCGGAGATGCGGAAGGCGCTGATCGACCACTACAAGCAGTTCGTCAAGCGCGACCCGGAGAACCCCAAGGCCTTCGACCTGTGGAGGCAGACCTACCCGGAGAAGGCGCAACTGCTGGACGAGGCCTCGCGCGTCGGCGGCTTCAACAGCAGCCTGCCGGGAGCGATGCAGCACAAGAAGCTGCTGCCGTATGACCAGTACATCTCGCTCGCCGGGGAGCAGCGGGCGATGCAGGGAGCCCGCCAGAGCAGCATGAGCGCAGAGGAACTACGCAACGACCCGCCGATGAAGTTTCATCCATATGGCAATAGCTGGAAGGGCAAGACCGGCATACCGGAGCCCCTGCAGATCGTCCGCCGGGGCGATACCTACAGCAGGGCAGACCTCCCCTACTTCAAGAAGGGGTACTGAATGGGTATCACCTACCACAAGTCCAAGCCCATATCCTACGCGGAGAGCCGCAGGGAGCCCCGTCCGCAGGGCCCTGCCGCCACGGCGGACTATGCCGACAAGCGGGTGGCGGATGCGTTTGGTTCGTCTTACGAAGACTACAATCAGGGCGTTGGCGACTGGATGTGGCAGACGGCGAAGAAGGGAGCCTCTGCGGCCCACGACTTCATGAAGAAGCCGATCCAGCCCGAGGACTTCAAGGATCTTGCGCAGTCTGTCCCCAGTGCCCTGACCAAGGTGGGCGAGAATTTCCTCGGGGCTCCGATGGACACCAGCGAGATGATCTGGAGCCTCGCCCATGCGATGAACAAGGGCCAGCAAAAGCTTACCGGCTACGACGCGACCCTGCCCCTGATGCGGGCCCAGAAGCTTGATCGTGACTGGGCTCCCGGGAGCCTTCCAACGTCATCGGAGCTACACGATAGCGCCAAGCAGAACCTGCCGGAGTTCATGACCCACGAGCCCCAGAGCAACCTCGGGAGCCTCCTGCACACTGCGGCGGACTTCGTCGGTCCCGGCGAACTCGGCGCATACAAGGGTCTCGAAGCCCTGTCCGGCGCGAACAAGGGGCGCAAGGCTCTCGGCAGGCTGGACAGGCTCCCCGGGGCTCCGTCGCATATCGAAGGCCCGGTGCCGGAAGTCGCCAAGGCCGCAGAAGACTACGCCGCCAGCCGGGGCATGAACCTGACGCGGCAACCGAACTACGCCGTTGCCGACCCGCGCCGGGGCAGGTACATCGCCAAGGCATACGACGACATGCCGCACGCCCCCAATGATCCGAAGGTGGCGGCGGCGTACAAGGCCCTGTCCGACGAGACGATGGCGCAGTGGCACGCCCTTCAGGATGCCGGGATCGACATCGACTTCCTCAAGCAGGGAGCCCCGGACCCCTATCCCGGCGGGCCGCGCGATGCTCTGGCCGATCTCAGGAACAACCGGCACCTGCACGTCTTCCCGACCGATCAGGGTTTCGGTTCCAGCGAGGCGTTCAACCCGGACAACAATCCGCTGCTGGCTCCGACCGGTATCGAACACAAGGGCCATCCGATGGTGGTCAACGATGCTTTCAGGGCTGTCCACGACGTGTTTGGCCACGGCTTGGAGGGAGCCAATTTCGGAGCCCGTGGCGAAGAGAACGCATGGCGGGCGCACCAGCGGCTGTTCTCGAAGGAGGCTCTCCCGGCACTGACCAGCGAGACGCGCGGCCAGAATAGCTGGGTGAACTTCGGACCTTTCGGGGATGCTAACCGCGCCAACCAGCGCGAAACGATCTTTGC